GCTGTGTCGCGCGCAAGTTCTGCGCGACCCCCCTGACGTCACTGGAGGACACATGAGCGAAACCGAGTGGGTCTCGATCGACGATCTCGTGCCGTGGGACAAGAACCCACGCGACAATCAGCACGCGGTCGAAGCTGTCGCGAAGTCGATCACGCGTTTCGGCTGGGGCTCGCCCATCCTCGCGCGCCGAGCCGATCGCGTCGTCATCGCTGGGCACACGCGACTGAAGGCCGCGCAGAGCCTCGGGCTCGATCAGGTCCTCGTCCGCTGGATGGACCTCGACCCGGCGACCGCCGCAGCGATGGCGCTTGCCGACAATCGCCTGGGCGAGATCGCAGAATGGTCCGACGGACTCGCGGACGTGTTGCGTGAGCTCGAGGCGGAGGACGTGGACCTCGCGGGCCTGGGCTGGTCCGACGACGAGCTGGCCGCGCTGCTCGCGGAGCCAGAGTCCGAGATCGTCGACGAGGTGCAGGACGTCCCCGAGGTCGACGAGCGCGCGCCGCCCGATAGCGTACTCGGTGGCGTGTACGAGCTCGGGCCGCATCGGCTGGTGTGCGGAGACTCGACCTCGACGGAGACGTGGGCGGCGCTCATGGGTGAGGAGAAGGCTCGGATGGTCTGGACCGACCCGCCGTATGGGGTTGCGTATGTCGGCGGGACCTCCGATGCGCTGACGATTCAGAACGACAACCTCGACGAGGCCGGTTTGAAAGGGCTGTTGCGCGACGCGCTTGGTATGACGTTAGCGCACACCGTCCAAGGAGCGGCATGGTACGTGGCCGCGCCGGCTATGGTGATATCCGGGGTGTTCGGCGACGTGCTGCGGGAGCTGGAGGTGTGGCGACATACGCTGATCTGGCTCAAGGATCGGTTCGCTCTCGGCCGCGCCGACTACCATTACCGGCATGAGCCGATTTTCTACGGCTGGACTCCGGGCGCCGCGCACTACTTTGTGGACGACCGCACGCAGGACTCGGTCCTAGAGGTGCCGCGGCCCTCGCGCAACGCCGAGCACCCCACCATGAAGCCCGTCGACCTTGTCCGGCGCTGCATCCGAAACAGTAGCCAGCCCGGGTGGCTTGTCGTGGAACCCTTCGGCGGCTCGGGTACGACCCTGATCGCCGCCGCGACCGAGCGCCGCATCGCCCGCGTCATCGAACTGGACCCGCGCTACTGCGACGTGATCCGCCGCCGCTGGACCCGCTTTGCCCTCGAGAACAAGATCGACCCCGGCCCGGGGGCGCTGGATGGCTGACGTCGACTGGGGCGCCGTCGAGCGATCGATGATCGCGACTCTCGTGAAGCGAGCGCGCGACGGCGACACCGCGGCGGCCCGCAAGGTGCTCGACTACATCGAACGCCAGCGCGGAGCGGATGCTCCACGCGATACGGCGGAGCTCGAGTCAAGCAACGACCCAGGCGACATCGCACGGCGACTGACCGCCGATGGGCTATCGGCGCAGCAGATCGCCGAGCGCCTGGGCGTGTCGGTGCGGACGGTGTACCGCTGGCGAGGCGAGGGGCCGCGCGCCAAGCCTGCCGAGCGGCCTCCGCAGGTTGTTCGCGGCGGTGCCGAGTCAGCGGCGAACCCGGTCGAGTTCTGGGCCGCACGCTTGGACTCAGCCAGCGCTGCTCGCGCGTCAGCGATGGCGCAGGGTCACACCAGCGCCGCCGCACAGTGGGAGCGTCTCGCGTACGAAGCGCGCGCCAACCTTGATGAAGCGACCAAAACCCACGCCCAGGAGCAGGAGCGCGCAGAGCGTGCCGCCGTCCGCGACCCCGTCGAGCTCGCGCGCCGCCTGCTCGTCCAGCTTCCGAAGCTGCTAGAGGTGGCGGACGACGTGGCCATCGCGGACCAGGTGGCCAGCGAGATACGACGATGGCGGGCCGTCAAGGCCGAGGGAGGGGCGTGATGCAGTACCGGATGGGCGACGTGCTCCGGGTCCCGAGCCGCGCGTTTGATGATCGGCTCCTTGTGGTCGTGTCCGACAACGACGACGGTAGCGAGGTCGTCGACGTCATCACGCAGCCATGGGACGAGGTCGACACCACGCGTAGCTTCGGCGCCGAGATGCAAGCGGCGCGTCAGTCCCTCGGCCTTTCGGACGAAGACGTCGCGCGGCGCGCCGACGTGCCGCTCCGGATGTACCGTTCGTGGGAGAGCATGGACCGAGGCCCGAGCCCGAAGTCGGTGGACTCGTGGCACATGCTGGCTCGCGTGTACGCGGTCCTCCACGGGCCGGGCGACACCGACGGAGCACCGGGCAGGTGCCCCGGTTCTGATGGTCGCTAACCCCGCCCTGCTCGCCGACGTCGCCGCCGACCTCACGGCCTGGGAGGTGGCGCGCGAGGAGCACCCGCTCGCGTTCGTCCGGTTGTGGCACACCGAAGGCGTCGGCGTCGACCACGTCGGGGCGCCTCGCAACCGCACGTCCCAGCGCGAGGCGGTGCGCCGGATGGCGAGCCACCGCACTGGGTACACGGGCGGAGGAAATCGTTCAGGAAAAACGTACGCAATGCTCCGGGCGTTCTTCGCGCTAGGCCTGGGCTCCGACCACCCCGACGCCCGCGCGTTCTGGCTCGGCAACGGCGTGGACCCGGACGCCTTCCCCGCCGGTCCAGCCAACGCCGACTACAACGACGGCGAGGTCTGCTTCATCGCGCTTTCGTCCTCGGACTCTCTGCGCTACCACCGCCGGGTGTTCGACACCCTCGTCGGCGGCAACCGGCACCGGTGGCACTCGCAGCTCGCCAAGGGTGAGGCGTGGCTCGAGGTGTGGTGTCCCGGCTACGACTACCCCGCCCGGTTCTGGTTCAAAACCGAGGACCAAGGCCGCAGAGGTCACCAGGGCATCAAGTACCGCGGGTGCCTGCACGACGAGGAGGGCGAGACGGTCGACGTGTGGGACGAGTGCAACACCCGATGCGTGGACGCCAACGGGTGGCACTGGATGAGCAACACCCCGGTCGCCGGCTTCACCTGGGTCCAGAGCCGCCTCGTGGACAAGACCGGCCCGGACGCCGAGCCCGATTGCAACGTCTACTTCATCCACGGCGTGGACAACCCCGCGCTCGACCCCGAGGGCCGGAAGCGCCTGATGCGCGGCAACCAGTCGCTCGTCGCCGCCAAGCTGTACGGCCGCGCGGTCCAGCTCGACGGCCTCGTGTACCCCGAGTTCGATCGCAACGTGCACGTCGTCCCGCGGTTCCCCATTCCCCGGCACTGCCTCCGCTTCCGCGCGATCGACTTCGGCACCCGTCACCCGTTCGTGTGCCTGTGGGGCGCTCGCCTCAAGGAGCCGGTGCAGGTCGGGCCGCGCCGGATCCCCGCTGGCGCGCTGGTGTTGTACCGAGCTCACCACCGCGCGGAGTGGACCCTGCGCCAGCACGCCGAGGTCATCCGCACCGCGGAGGGGTGGGTGCAGGACGCGGGCACCGGCAAGTGGCGCCCCGGGCCCGCTGGGGTTGAGCAGATCGAGATGACGTGGGCGGACCCCGAGGACTCCCAGCAGATGCTGCAACTCAACGAGGAGCACGACTTCGACGCGACGCCCGCGATCAAGGCCATCCGCGCCGGCATCGACGCCGCCTCCGAGATGCTCCAACCCCACCTCGACGGGTCGCCCTCGGTCTACGTCATGGAGGACCTCGTGGACTTCATCCGCGAGATCGAGGGCTACGTGTGGGCCGAGGGCAGCGCGTCCAAGGACCAGCCCGATCGGCCGCGCTCCAAGGACGATCACGAGATGGACTGCTTCCGCTACATGGCGATGGGGCTTCGATCGGGCGGTTACTGACAATCTGTCATAGAACGAGCCGCGCGCGTTGACAGATTGTCAGCGCATGGGGTACGCTCGGTGACAAGATGTCGCACGAGCTCGCCGTCCGCCCGAACGTCATCGAACGCGCTCGCCAGTGGCTTGCGCGGATGCTCGTGCCGTCGCCGCTGTACGTGGCCTCGGGCGCTTCGATCGGCGTCCAGGCGCAGTACAGCGCGCGGACGGCGATGTCGGCGGCCGCGGCGTTCCCGTGGGTGTGGGCGGCGGTCCAGGCCATCGCGACCGACCTGTCGGGCCTGCCGCTTCGCGCCCAGCGCGAGCGCGTCCGCACCGAGGGCAGTCGCCGGATCGTGTCGTTCGAATACGACGACACGCACCCGATCCTCCGCCTCCTCCAGAAGCCGAACCCGCAGCAGAGCGGCGTCAGGTTCCGTCGCCAGGTGTACGCCGATTTCGTCCTGACCGGAAACGCCTACGTCTGGCGGATCGGCCAGGGCCCCGGCACCGTCCTCCAGCGGCTCCATCCGGCGCATGTGAGCCCGCAGGTGAACCCGCGGACGGGGCTGGTGGACTCGTACCTGTGGGGCCAGCAGGTCATCCCGGCGGATCAACTGCTCCACATCGCCGACATCTCCTGGACCGACGACACGTCTGCGGTGCTCGGCGAGTCGGTGATCCGCTGCCTCCACGACGGGCTCGTCGCGCAGCAGGAGAGCCGCAAGCAGGCCGCGCGCGCTGCGAAGCGCGGGCGCCTGGAGATGCTGCTGTCTCCGACGGACCCGGTCGCCAACATGGGGCCCGAGGCGAGCCAGCGGCTGAAGGACGCCTACGAGGGCGCGGTCCAGCGCGGCGACGGCGTGGTCGTGCTGAACAAGGCGATCGAAGCGACGCCGCTGTCCTTCTCTCCGCGTGAGCTCGAGTACCAGGTGCTCAACGAGCAGGTGCGGGACGAGACCTCCGCTGCGATGGGTGTGCCGCCAGTTCGCCTCGGGCTGCCGACCGCGAACTACGGCACCGCGAAACAGCAGATGCGGCAGTACACGGAGCGCCTCCAGCGCATCGCCGCTCTCTTCGACGACGAGATCTCCCGGCTGGTGGTCGGCGAAGACGTTCGGATCGTCCACGACTTCACCGACGTGGAGGCGCTTCAGTCCAGCTACACCGAACGCCAGATGCGCGCGTCGGTGTGGGTCACCGGCTTCGGCGTCTCCCCGGCGGCGGCGGCTCGTTACGAGGGGTTCGACGACGCGCCAGTGCCCGAGGACGCGACCCCGGACGACGTGCGGGCGCCGCGACGCCCCGCGACCCCGGTGGAGGAGCCCCAGGCCGCGGGCTTCGCGCTCGAACTAGCGGTGTCCCGCTACCTGGCCCAGGCCGCGGACCGCTACCAGATGGCGGCCCTTGACGGCGAGCTCGACGACGCGTGGCAGCTCGTGGAGCGCGGACGGCTCCTGGCGGCTCTCGAGGGCGCTGGCGTGGCTCCCGAGCGCGCTGCGAGCGCCGCCGCGCACGTGACCGGCCTCCTGGCCGAGACGGTGCGCCAGTACGCCGAGACCCGCGAGGCCGACGCCGCGTTGGGCGTTCGCACCCTGCGCGCCTTCGGCGCCGAGCACGCGCGCCACCTGGCTCGCACCCTGGAGGCCGCGTGAACCTCGACGACCTGTTCGGCGACGGCGAGACCCGCCACCACAAGATCGAGCGCAACGTCGGCGGCGACCTGCTCGGGTGGCTCGCGCTCGGCATCTCCGCCGAGGAGGTCAAGGCCGCGGGCGGCGACGCTGCCGACGGTCAAAGCCACTTCGTCGCGTCCACGGGCGCGGTCGACCGCATGGGGGATGTGGTCGAGCAGGACTGGCGGCTCGCGGACTACCGGCGCAACCCGGTCATCCTGCACGAGCACTACCAGCCCGTCGTAGGGCGCGGAACCGTGCGGGTCGCCACCGAGGACGAGGGGAAGCGCCTCCTCCTGTCGGTGACTTGGGACGACGGCGAGCACAACCCGGTCGGCCGCATGGTCGCCGAGCAGCATCGCCGTGGCTTCCGCCACGCGGTCTCCGTCGGCTTCCGGCCCGGCAAGGCGATCAGCCGCAAGGAGCTTCCGGACGACGACCCGCGCAAGGTGGCCGGCGACGTGCCGTCCTGGCGTGCCGGGTACGTCTTCCGCGCGTGCGAACTGCTCGAGGTGTCGAGCGTCGCGATCCCGGCGAACCCGCAGGCCCTCCAGTTGGCCTCGTTCGCCCAGGAAGTCGAGGACCCGACCGAGCGCGTCCGTCGCTACCTCGACGAGACGACGCCGAAGGTCGTCCGCGACGCCGTCCTCGACCTGATCCGACACGACGCCGAGGTGCGTCGCTCCATCGAGGCGGCGCTGTGGTCGACGCCCGCGCCCATCAACAACAACCGCCCGGAGAGCCTCGAAAGCTGGCTCGCTCGCGGGCTTCCGCAGGAGATGCCATGAGCGACCTTCAGTCCCCCGAGCAGGTGATCAAGGGGCTTCACGACGCCCGCGAGCGCGTCAAGGTCCTGGAGGCGCAGAACGCCACCCAGGCCGAGAAGCTGACCACGATCGAGCGCGCGTCCGAGGAGATCCGCCAGAGCCTCCAGCGCGCGAACGCGGAGCACGCCGCGGCCAACCGCTACCAGGCGAGCGGCTCCGATGACGAGGTCGTGCGTACCTACGTCGTGCGCGGCGAAAAGCCCCGCGGCGTCAACGCGCGCGACATCGCCGACATCGCGGCCGGCGAGCGCCTCGGGTACGGCAACAAGTCCGGCGCGCCCGAAGCCCGCTGGGCGGGCCACAAGGACGTCGGCGTCGTCCGGATGCTCGGCGGCGACGACGGCGTGGGCGGCTGGGAGTGGGGCCTGCTCGACGACCCGGCGCCCCGCAGCGAGTGGCAGCAGCGCCTGCAGGAGATCGCGGACACGCGGTCGCTCGTCCGCATGGTGCAGCGCGGCAAGCGCTCGCCCATCTCGGACGCCGCGCTCCTGCGCCACCTGGACCGGGGGCCCGAGGCGATCCGCCGCGTGTTCGCCAACAACGCGACCGAGGGCGCGGAGTTCATCCCGGACGTGGTGCAGCCCGTCCTCCAGCGCGACCTCGAGCAGATGCGGCGCGTCGAGGCGCTGTTCGCGACCGCCGACATGCCGACCGGTGGCGCCACGAAGAACCCCTTCCTCGTGGCGGGCGCGCAGCCCTTCCTCGTCGGCACCCCGACCGCGGGTGACCTCGACCTGGCGGACCTGGTCAAGAGCCAGCCCCAGACCTCCGAGATCACCGCCGAGCCGGTCAGCTACTCGGTGACCATCCCGGCCTTCCGCGATGCGGCCGAGGATTCGATCATCGAGTGGTCCGGCTTCGGCCGGATGCTGCTCGCCGAGGCGCTTCGCGACGGCTTCGAAGACGTGATCATCAACGCCGACACCAACGGCGGCGACACGGGCCTCGCGAGCTGGACCGCTCGAGGCCGGTGGGCCGTCCTCGGCCACAGCGCTGACCACCGCAAGGGCCAGATCGGCCTGCGCCACCGCGCCATCGACACCTCCTGTGCGGACGACAAGAGCGCCGCCCAGGCGGCCGCCGATGTCATGAAGTACAAGCTGGCGATGGCCGCCGCGCAGATGTCCGGCGACCTCGTCCACATCACCTCGATCGAGTTCCTGATCGCCAAGCTGATCACGGATTCGAACCTGCTGACCGTGGACAAGTACGGCAGCATGGCCACCCTCGTGACCGGCGAGCTCGCGCGGCTCGGCAACGTGCCGATCGTCGTCTCGGACTTCATGAGCGCCGCGATGAACAACAGCGGCGTGTACGACCACGTCACGACCGACAAGACCGGCCTCCTGACGGTCAACCGCAGCCGGTTCCAGGTTGGGCGCCGCCGGGGGACCCTGCTCGAGGCGGAGACGGTCGCGCGCCAGCACGTGACCTACCTCGTGGCCTCCGACCGCAAGGTCTTCCGCACGGTCGACCGGTCCACCACGAAGAACGTCCACTACGCCTACAAGCTCTCCACGAGCTGATCGGCGCCGCGGCGTGAGCCTCGCCCCGCTCGGGTCATGCCGGCGGGGTTGAGGCGTCAGGAGGGCCTCATGCTCGAAGCAATCGCGCTGCACATCCCGACCACGGCCGCCGGCACGGCGGACACGTGGTATCTCCCGTGGCCGCACCCCGGGAAGTGGCTGCTCAAGAA